TCTGGATCATAGAGAAACAAACGCCGCATCAATTCCAAATCTTCCCACCAGTTTTTCATCACGAAAACCTCTCCCTCAATAACCTCTCCCTCAATTCTTCGCTGTTGTCTTGATTGCGGATGACGCCATGTGGGGTCTGATACTCCACGAAATCATCTCCAGCGTCTATGATCTCCCAATCGTCAGGAACCATGAAAGGATTAAACAGGTGGCCCCCTGCGCCCTCTTTACGGCTCCAAGTGCCGTCCCGCTCTGGAGTGCTGTGGGCGTCTGTTCTGGCATTAACTTCTGGCAGTTCACCGCCGTGACAAATCGGAATATAATTACAAAACCTACAAGCAAACTTTGACGGGTCATGGCTGATTTTAGACGGTGGCTTTTCGTCAAAGATGATATTGCTGGCTTTGCTAATTAGCATCTCACCCTCTGCCCGATCCCGCTTGATCCGCTCAGAATAAATCTCATCGTTATTTTTGTTCACGGCAAAGAAATAACAACGATCAATGTCAGCCAAGTGCATCCCGACTTGGCACTGCGCCCAGTAAACGGGCTTACTGATCCTGACGCCCTTCATTTTTGTCTGGGCAAAGCTCTTATCGTTCATCGTTTTAAATTCCAAAGTGTGCGGCTCTTTGCTCTCAGGAAAGCCAACGCCAATTCCATCTAAGCTCAATCCAAAGTGACCCCCGCAGGCCGTGTAATTTATCTGTCGGCCAGTGTCTGGATCGACCTCCCACACCTCAACGCCAATCGATCTCAAGTTTGACACGATCCGCTCCTCCTCGCGGTCACCCGTTTCAAACAGGCGCAGCATACGCCCCTCAAAGCTCTGTGAGCTTGCGTGTCGAAACTGATACCACAATGCCCGACTGCACGGGTTGCCTATCTGACTTCCCCCCAGATGCGGCCTGTGGCCGTTATCGCGGCTTGCCTCGTAGTGTTCGTAAATTTTCTGCACTGTGGGCGATGGATTGTATTTATCAAGGTTCATCTCGGCTCCTCTCTATTTGAGAAATGGGGCAGCAAAAGCCGCCCCATCGAAAAATAGATTACTTCTTCCACGGTGGCGCTGCCGCCACCGCTGGAGCCGCCGCAGGGGCCGCTGTAACAGCGCCGTTGGTTTTTGCACCTGAGTAGCCCTTGATCTCATTGCTGGCGCTGTACTGTCCATCTGCGGCCTTAACTGCCAGCTTCACCAGCAGAGGCTTGTCGTGCAGTTCGCTGCTGTCGCGGGGCGTCATAACGCCTGTGGCGTGGCAAATCGCAGACAGAGTGCGCTGTGCTATGTCCACTGCAATCTGGTTCGGATTGTTGAGGTTCAATCGATCTATCAATTTGCGGCCAGCGTACTGGCCCTCGACAATCTCCAGACCAAGCTGAAGATACGAGCCAGTCATAGCCTTAGTCGGCTTCTCCTCGCTCTCGACAATTACTGCCGAATAGTTTCCCGCTGGTAGCGGCTCATATGTTGCGGCTGGTTCAATAGCCGCTGCGTTAAATCCGTTAAGTTCCATGTGAGTTTTCCTTTTCTACTCTGCTACAAAATCTGCGAATGGGTTGCGGTCAAACGTGAAGGCCAGAGGCTCACTGATGTTAAACCGATTTTTCGTGACGCTCGACGCCTGTGGGTGGCAGATGATCTCTCGCTCCCCCGTCGAAATCGCACGTTTCTTGTCGCCGTCACCGCCACGAACAAATGTCTTCAGCCTGATCATGCCCACCATATCGACATTGTCAGTGTAATGAGGGATCGACTTCTTGTGCATCCGCACGGTGTATCGTGCGTAGCTTTCTTGATCTGGCAGGTCGAGCATCTCAGTATCGGCGTGGCCGATGAAGACTATGTTGAGTCCTTTTTCGTAGGCGAGTGATCCCGCCCATTCCCTGATCTGCCTGTGCTTCTCAGCCGCCGTGCTATAGCCAGCGCCGTAGCCACCGCCAGCTTGATTGATGCTTTTTGCCTTTGGATCAGCAGCCACAATCTCAGCCTCGACCATCGTCGCAAGCTGGGTGATCGAATCAATCACCAAGGTTTTGTGGTCGTGCTTCTGAGTTGCAAGCGCCTCAATCGCGTCCAGCACGTCCTGTGTAGATGTTGCCAATGGAAACAGGTTGACATTATCATTGCCTGCCAGACTGGCTGTGCCGTCCTCCGTCCGGATGAACACAGGGCTGGGAAACATAGCTGCAAGCGTAGTTTTTCCCATGCCGCCTTCGCCAAACAGAGTGCAGATGATAGGCCGCTGACCGCTTGGCTTGCTCAGTGTTTTTAGGTCAATTGCCATAATTGTTAACCTCTTCCATAATTAACTTATAATTTTCTTTGACGTACAGCTCATACCCCTTAAAAAATAATCCAGTCATCCAAATCTCTGATTCTTTGACAGACCTAAAGTGTTCAACACGATCCATGTTTACGATCACTGATCCGTGATCTTCTCCATCATGTTGGCCCATCAATGTTAATTCAATTAAACAAGCCATTACTCAATTCTCCATGCCCGAAAGCTGCCATCGTCCTGCTGCTGGCAACGCACCAGCATTCCCATCCGTTTTCCCGTGTTTCGGATGGATGTGGCTTGCGACTGCTCATCGACAACAACGCTGTCTCCAACGTCCATTTTACCCAGCAAGTCTTTCCACTTGCCCGATCTATCCCGCGAGGGTGCCGTCATTGGCACCCCCTTTTCGATCTTAAACATTACCAATCTCCCTTAAATACTTTGGCGAATACCTCATCCAAAATTTCATCTATGCTGCGGTTCATGCTGCAAACTCCAAGTCTGGGTGGTCGCGCCACCGATTTAATTTACGCTCTAACCTGATTTGGTTTGAGCTTTTGCTTTGTCCGTCCATCACAGTGACGGAGGCCAGAGAAACAATCAGCATCTCAAGCTCGACATCAGTCAGGCTCATCACACCACCTCAATCTTGACGCCGATCTTGCCAGCGCGGGTTTCAAAGGCAGGCGCGATCTTGGCCCACAACTTTGGCTCATTAGCCAACAAGTAGCGGCAACCAGCGGCATCTGCGCTGATTGTGTGTTTCACAGGGTGTAGGCTAGTTGGAATTTTACGGCTGATTTTGTCCCAAATAATAGGGTCAACTTTACGGGACACGGGCTGTGTCAGCGTAATTTTGTGGCCGTCCAATTTGTGGGAGATTGACCCCTCGTCTTTGACTTCTAGGGCCGCTGCGATCTGCTCTTCAATCGCGTGGCGCTTTGCTGTCAGCGCCTTTTCTTGAGCTTTGATATCCAACCAATCGGCGGCAAGAATATCGACATTGATATTGTCCATTTCGTTCTCCATTTTTTCATTCACACTTTTTCTACAAGACGATCTTTACTAAATGGTTTTGAGCATGTAAAGCTCTTTTTTGAAATAATGCAAAATTGGAGACCACAATGGACAATATGATACCTCTTGAGACAATAAGAGACGCCCTGCAAGATCGACGGCTGACCGTTGTCGCACAGAAATCTGGGCTGTCGCACCCCACAGTAAAGGCCGTGGCGACAGGCAATGAACGAATCAGTCTGAACACTTGGAGGAAATTGTCAGAATATCTCACCGTGTATAAATAAAAGGTCAAAAAAAATGACAATAAAAGTGGAAGAGTATTGCGAGAAGCTGGGCTGGTATTTGGTTACGATACCCGCTGGCACAAAAGGCCCAACCCGCTTTGGCTGGCAGAAGCCAGAGCAGGCATTGAGCGATCCAGAAGCGGCCAGAAAATATTACGAGCAGAACCCCACCCATAATGTGGGATTGCTGCACGGGGCGTCTGGAACGTGCGCCGTAGACATAGATCATGTCGAATACACCAAGCTGATCTTCGAAGAACTGGGGATCGATTTCTCAGAGTTAATGCAGTCGGCTCCCCAAATCATTGGGCGCGAAAATCGCGGCAAGCTGATCTTTAAGGCACCGCCCGATCTGATTACCCACAAAATATCTTGGCCCGTTGAGGGCGATCCCAGAAGGACAGAGGTGGTTTTTGAGCTACGCGCTGGGGCCGTGCAGGATGTCCTGCCGCCATCGATCCACCCAGACACGGGCCGTCCCTACGAGTGGGCAGGCAGGAGTATCTTCGATGGCCTGCCAGACCTACCGCCGCAGCTTCTCACAATCTGGCGCGAGTGGGATAAATTTCGGCCACAGATGCAAGCCATATGCCCGTGGCGGCGTGAGCCAGAATATCAGCCCCCCAGAAAGCCACGGCCAAAAAACAATGACGGCACCAGCGTCATCGACGCCTTTAATCAGGCCCATGATATGCACAGTTTATTAATCCAGTACGGCTATAAACAAACCGCCAAGGATCGATACCTGTCGCCCAACAGCACCTCCAAGCTGGCGGGGGTCAAAGTATTTGAGGATGGTCGCGCCTTCAGCCACCATGCCAGTGACCCGTTTGATTCGGCCCACAGCTTCGATTGCTTTGAGCTATGGACGCAGTACGAACATATGGGCAATGTCACCAAGGCGGTCAAAGACGCCGCTGCGTTCCTAAACGTCAGCAACAACCCAGATTACGAATATGATGAAGAGGCGATCAAGCATGGCGCAACGGTGGCGGCATCAATTATGTCCAAGCCTTCGGCCAAGGCCGAGCCTCTGGGCAATATCCCAGATCATCTGCTGTCGATACCGGGCGTATTGCAGGACGTGGTCAACTATTATTCGATCACCGCCATCAAGCCACAGCCGCAGTTTGCGGTGCAAGCGGCCATCGCCTTTGGCTCAACAGTAATGGGCAGGCGCTGGGTGACAAACCAGCGGAACTTCTCCAGCCTGTATCTTTTGAACATTGGTGAGACTGGATCGGGCAAAGAACACAGCAAGACCGTGCTGGAGCGGCTGCTTGAAGAGGCTGGACTGGAAGACCTGATCGGGCCAGCAGGCTACACCAGTGGGGCGGGGGTGATGTCCACCCTGACCAAGAAGCCAGTTCACGTATCTGTGATCGATGAGATGGGCCGTATGCTCAAGTCAGCAGCGGCAGTAGGGCATCAGCATAAAGCTGACGCTTTGACATCCATTATGGAATGCTTCGGGCGTACAGACGGGGTCATGCGGCAGGCTGGCTATGCAACCAACACAATGAAGGCCAGCGAGGCCGAAAAGCTGGAGAAGGTGGTCAGGCGTCCATCCCTGACGCTGGTCGGTATGTCCACGCCCAGCGAATTTATGAAGGCAATTGGCGGGGGCGATGTGGCGTCTGGTCTGCTGAACCGCTTCCTGATCGTGAAAACCGATATCGGCGTCCAGCTATCGCAGGAAATCACAACGTCCACAATTTCAGAGCGGCTGAAGTCTTGGGCCAGCGATCACGCTAACGCCGTTAACGGGACGCTAGACCCCGGCTCCACGCACGATGTGCCGCCCTCACCAATGGAGGTCAGCTTCACGCCAGAGGCCAAGGCGATCCTGAGACGCTATGAGGAGCGGCTGGTGGACGCCATCAAGAAAGAGGCCGGCACTGGGCTGGAGGCCATGTACAATCGATCCAGAGAGATTGCCATGCGACTGTCACTGATCATTGCGCGGTCAATGGGACAGGAAAGTATTGGTCTGGACGCAATGCAGTGGTCGATAGATTACGTCGAGCATTACGCCACCGAAACCATCAAGATGTTTAAGGCCAATATGGCTGATGGCCCCTTTGATGCAGCCTGTAAGGCAGTGTTCGCCAAGATCGAAACGGCGGGGCTGGGTGGCATAACGGAGAGCCAGATCACGCGCAGCGTGGGGGCATTCGCAAATATGGATAGGCGTAAGCGTGGAGACGTTCTGGACGCGCTGGCAAATGATAGGGGCATAGAGTGCCGCAATCTGAACGAGGGCAAGCGGGGCCGTCCGACTATGGCTTGGTTCTCTCCTAGCATCCAATGATTAACTGCATGATTTACTGCATCACTAAATATTGGGGTATTTGTCAATGATTTCAACAAGTTCTGATTTATTGTATTTACTGCATTTATTGCGACACCTTGGGGGGTATCTATACTCCTCACCCTCCACCCCCCTCATACATAGTTGGTGGGTAGGGGGTGGGGGGCAGTAATACACTATATATATAATAATAATAATAATAATAATATTATATATATAAATAAGGTACTTAGAGCGTTTCGATTTATTGCCTTTACGGCTCTGCAATAAATAAGCAGAAAATAAACTAAATAAATTAACGATGGCCCTTGATGTATCCGTAAATGTATCCTATATATAATTGTATAGAAACAGGGAGAGAACGAAATGACAACGATCACACTGAACCAAAACAAAATCAAAGTTAACGGACGCACAATCTATGACACATTGTGTGTAGAAAAAATTGAAAAAGTTTCTGGCGGTGTATGGGCTGGAGAAACAGACTGGGGCCATACGTTTCGTATTATCGGTGGGTCTGCTTCTGGTGGTGGCCGCAACGAATGGTTTTTAGAATTTCCACTTGGATACGGTGACCAAGCAGTTCGCGCCAACAGCGCAGTCGAATGCTTCAAGCTGATGGGTCGCGTTTAATCAACAGGGGGGCTACGGCCCCACCAACAATCTGGGAGAGAACGAAATGACAAAAACTTGGGTAGTGGTCAAAATGAAAAATACAAGCGCAGTGATGGCATGGCGTTGCTACGGTGACGTGGCGTGGGGTTCGGCTTTGTATGAAGTATTGGGTTATCACACGGGTAGCCACAAAGACGCAATTAAATCTTTTAAAAGGGAGGCAGCACAATGAGTGGCGCAACAGCAGCAGAGTTTAAAAAGTGGGAAGATCACGCCAAGAGCTTGGACGTAAACGCACTGCTCCACGTCATAGAAGACTGCCGCAATGCGCGGGAGGCAATGAAAGGCTGGAACCCAGTCAAAGAAAATTACTACGCCGATCAGGGCATGACCTATTCGGACGAACTCAGGAGGAGGATTAAATGAACAATGATGGCGCGGTGCGCGTCAAAAATAGACAGGCCGCATCCGTCACAAATAGGACGGCAAAAGTAACAGTTCCAGATGCACCGTGGGAGAGCGAACCAATGACCGAATACAAAGAACACCTCAAAATTTTAAATGACGCAGCATATGATGCGATCAGAAAATGCCCACACAAACACCCACACAAAGAATTGGCTGGTCTCATTCGCATTGCAAGAATTATCGATGATTTAATCGACAACATGGATACCATCAAATGAACCAATACGATCTCGACAAGTTGATAGAACTGCGTCAACAAATCAAAAGAATTAATCAAGCTGCAATGCGATCCATCTTCAATTCAGAAGCCACGCAAGTTCTAGAAGATTTAATACAGAAATGGGAGAATGAAATAAACTTTACAGATAGTAAAAAATCGCTATCTGTAAGCCACCATCTAAATATCAATCAAAGGAAGAAATAATGGAACTTCTAAAAATTCACGGATTAATAACCAACATTACCCAGCATTATTCAGCTTTTGCTGTAGACGCCGAAGGCCAAAACACCTTCATAACCAACAACCTCGCACGGTTCCTACAACTATCCGTGGGCGATCAGGTGCTAATGGATGTGGTGCCAAACCATCCAGACAAGGCCGAAACCATACCATACCGAGCAGTCGGCTGCGTTAAGATCAAGGAATGTGGCCCAACAGCACGTATCTCACAGGACGAGCCAGAAACAGATAATGGTGTGCTGGATCAGCTTCTGAACGAGTGGACAGAGCAAAAGCAATCGCCACAAGAAATTATGGAAACAATCAAATTTCTGCTCAAAGCCGCCGACACGTATCTCATAACTTCAGAGGTGATCGCAGCATACCGCGAAGAGCAGCCAGACCAAAAAGATGTCAGCGATAAAGATATCAATAATGCCTGCCACCGCCTGTTCAAGCAGTCAAAAATTGCAAGGGCTGAAGTCTGGGCAAAGCCAGATCAATCCAAGTGCAGCTATAACCTGTGGGCATTCGATGCGTCACGGTTCACGCTATGAGCTTAGAACGCATCGAAGAGTTGGGTCAAATTCTGTCAAAACTTGACCTGACAATACAACACATGCTGTCGTGCAAAAT